AGAACTACTAAATAAGAAGATTGATATGCACCTACAAGAGCACTATGTGGGAGGTAGTCTTAAGTTAGAGGGGGCTGACTACACGGATCTTGTACGAAAAGTAGGTAAGGAATACATAAAACTAAAGAAGGTCTGTAGAGATGCAGACTTTTATATTGAGGAAGCCATTGCGATGGCATTTGAGGAGATGAAAAAGGATGAAGGCACAGTACTTGGGGATTACGATAGATCGTAGTCGCGATAAAAACATGAGTGAGCAGGCAAGGGAACTTGTAACTGGTTACTACCTACGCGGAAAGGAGAAAAGTCCGCAAGAAGCATACGCTAGAGCATCAGTTGCTTATAGCGCAGGTGATTTAGATTTAGCACAGAGGTTATATGATGGCGTATCAAATGGTTGGTTTATGTTTAGTAGCCCTATTCTCAGTAATGCTCCTTCGCCAGACGTTACTTCTCAAGGATTGCCTATATCGTGTTTCCTATCATATATACCTGACACTCTCGATGGTCTCATTAGTCACCAGTCTGAGCTCGCTTGGCTATCTGTTAAGGGTGGCGGTGTTGGAGGACATTGGGGTGATGTAAGACCCGTTAGTGATAAGGCTCCAGGCCCTATCCCTTTCATTAAGGTCACGGATGCAGCGATGACTGCATACAAACAAGGTAAGACGAGGAAAGGAAGTTATGCTGCGTACACAAACATTAGCCATCCAGACATTATGGAATTTATTAATATCAGAATGCCGACAGGGGGTGATGCCAACCGTAAGTGTTTTAACATTAACAATGCTGTCAATATTACTGATGCCTTTATGGATAGTGTTGCTGACGGTAGCGACTGGGACCTACTCGATCCTAATGATGGTTCTGTCAGGGATACAGTCAAGGCACGGGAGCTTTGGTGTAGGCTACTCGAAGTTCGTTTCCGAACAGGTGAGCCATATCTCAACTTCATTGATGAGGCTAATAGAAAATTACCGCAGGCCCTGAAGGATCATGGACTCGAAATTAAAGGAAGCAATCTCTGTAATGAAATTCATCTACCCACAGATGAGAATCGCACGGCAGTTTGTTGCCTATCCTCCGTCAATCTTGAAAGATTTGAAGAGTGGAAAACATCATCGCTCGTAGGTGACCTCATTGTAATGTTAGATAATGTATTACAGTGCTTCATAGATGGTGCCCCAGTAGAGATGAAGAAGGCTATGTACTCAGCAACTAGAGAGCGTAGCCTAGGACTAGGAGCTATGGGTTTCCATAGTTACCTACAAAGTAAGAACATACCTTGGGAGTCAGCAATGGCTACAGGTAAGAACCTACAAATGTTTAATTTGATTAAAGAACAGGCTGAGGAAACTACAAAGGCTTTAGCTGACACCAGAGGAGAATACCTAGATGGATTGGGAACGGGTAAAAGAAATGCTCACCTTCTCGCTATTGCTCCTAATGCTAACTCCAGTATTATTTGTGGTACTAGCGCTAGTATTGAGCCAATTAAGTCTAACGCTTATACTCATAGGACTCGCGTGGGTGCACACTTGGTTAAGAATGAACACCTCGAAGGGGTTATGGAAGAGCATAGGCTTCGTTTGGGTAAAGATAAAGAGTGGTTGGAGAAAGAGTGGCGCAACATAATCCACCATGAGGGAAGTGTTCAACAATTGGACTATCTGAGCAGTTGGGAGAAGGACGTGTTCAAAACTGCCTTTGAGTTGGATCAACATTGGGTGATAGAACATGCCGCTAAGCGACAGAAATATATCTGCCAAGGTCAGAGTGTTAATCTATTCTTCCCAAGTGGTAGTGATAAGAGCTATGTGAATAGTGTCCATCTAAAGGCTTGGAGAGAGAAGTTAAAAGGGTTGTACTACCTTAGGACTAATACAGGATCTACGGCTGAGCAAGTAGGTAAGAAGGTTGAGCGTATCAAACTTGATAATTTTAAAGAGGAAGAGGAGTGTATGTCATGTCAGGGTTAATGGAATATAGTAAGGCCTACAAACCTTTCAACCATCAGTGGGCGGTAGAGATATCAGAGGAACATGAGAAACTACATTGGGGGCCCTGGGAGGTTAAGCTACAGGAGGATGTAGACCAATGGAAGCAGGGTAAGATTAGTGATGTCGAGAAGAGTCATATCACCCAGATCCTACGTCTATTCACCCAATCGGATGTGCAGGTAGCTACAAACTACAGCGATCTATTCATCCCTAAGTTTAAGAATAACGAGGTACGTATGATGCTACTGAGCTTTGCAGCTCGTGAGGTAACTCATATGCAATCGTATGCTCTACTCAATGACACCTTAGGGTTTCCTGATGATGAGTACACAGCCTTCCTGGACTATCAAGAGATGCTCGATAAGGTAGAGTTCATGCAGGACAATGATGTATCTACACTACATGGGATGGCTAAGGCTTTAGCGCAGACCTGCTGTAATGAGGGTATGTCCTTGTTCTCTGCATTCGCGATGCTTCTTAACTACCAACGTAGAGGGAAGATGAAGGGGATGTGTGAGGTAGTAGAGTGGAGTATCCGAGATGAGTCTATACATGTACAAGGCATGTCTCGATTATTCCGTGAATTTTGTAGTGAACATCCAAGGGTGGTGACAGATGAGTTTAAGAAAGAAATCTACGAAATGTTCAGGTTGGCGGTGTCCTTGGAGGATAAAGTTATTGATCTGGCATACGAACTGGGCAGTGTGGAAGGTCTCAGTAAAGCTGAAGTTAAGGAATACATTAGACATTTGGCGGACAGGCGCTTGATAATGCTAGGCCTTAAACCTAATTGGGGTGTCAAAGAGAACCCGTTACCTTGGGTAGAATGGATTGTAGCAGGTGACTCATTTAAGAACTTTTTTGAGGGAACTGTGACCGATTATTCAGCTGCGGGGATGACAGGTGATTGGGGCTGGTCTTAGTCAAATTAGGGACCTAGAAATACCCCGTCTGGCGCTAGGCACTACACAAACTTAAAAACCTATAGAACCCGCGAAGCGTAAGGCCTAGCGGGTTTTTTACGTTTAGGAGTACGCCCCTAGAATACTGCCCTCTGGAGGGGATATGGAAAGTTTACCAACAAAGTCCTTAGATTTACTAAGGCAGCTAGAAACAGACTACCCAGATCGTGTAGATACTCGAGAGAGCTCCGCATACGAACAGGGAAAACAACACGGGATCATAGAATTGATCCGTTACTTACAACGATTAGAAAAAGGAGAAGACTGATGGGTAATTTATTCGGTTCAAGTTCACCAAAACCTACAGCACCACCAGCACCAACGGCACCAGTTCAAGAAGCTGAGTTTCAACCAGGTGGTGATGATGAAGGTTCACGTAAGAAATTAAAGACTATGGCGAAAGGTAAGAGAAAGTTACAAATCCCTCTTACTAAGACCGCAGCAAAGAAAGCCGTTCAGACAGGTGGTTCATACTAGGAGTAGTTAGATGGAAATGGATAAGTACAGCTTAAAGTCCCGTTGGGCAAAACTTGATGGTGCTCGTAGTGCTGTTATTGATAGAGCCCAGCAGTGTGCAGAGCTTACTATCCCGTCACTACTAGTACAAGACTCGCATACCGAGGAGGTGACCCTATCTACGCCATACCAATCATTGGGTGCGCGTGCAGTAAACAATTTGTCGAGTAAGTTACTACTAAGTCTCTTACCGCCAAATGCCCCATTCTTCCGTTTTGTCCCAGACAAGATGGCCATGATGGAACTTGAGGAGAAACAGCCTGGTGCTATGGCCCAGGTGCAGGAACGCTTGGGAGATCTTGAGAGAGGTCTTGCAGCACAAATCGAAAGGGAGGCCCTGCGTGTCCCAGTATTTGAAGCCCTAAAGCTTTTAGTAGCTACAGGTAATGCGCTAATCTACAGAGATAAGGATGAAGGCACTCGTGTCTACAATCTTAATGCTTATGTAATTAAGCGTAGCCCTGAAGGGACAGTCAAAGAAATAATGACACGCGAACAGGTTCGTCATGATGACTTACCAGAGGGATTGGATACGACTGGGTCAGAAGATAAAGATATTGACCTTTTTACCTGTATCAAATGGAACGGTACTAAGTATGATGCGTGGCAGGAGGCCTTGGAGCAAGAGATTCCAGGCACTCGTGGTACATATACTAAAAAGAACCTTCCTTACATGCCACTTAGATGGACATCAATTCACAATGAGGACTACGGCCGTGGGCTTGTAGAACAATACCTTGGTGACTTGCGTTCTCTAGAGGCTCTTGCAATGAGTATTGTAGAGGCCTCGGCTGCTGCAGCGAAAGTATTATTCTTTGTTGATCCTGTCGGGTCTACTCAGATCTCTACAGTAGCTAAGGCATCAAGTGGTGCGATCGTTAAAGGTCGCGCAGGAGATGTATCAACACTACAGATGGATAAATCACATGATCTGAACATTGCGTATCAGACTATGAATGATATTCAGCGTAGACTTGCTAGTGCATTCTTATTGAATGAGAGTGCTCGTAGAGATGCGGAGCGTGTAACTGCTGAGGAAGTCCGTCTTATGGCGGGTGAGTTAGAGGATGCCTTAGGTGGTATCTACTCTATCCTTACTCAGGAGCTACAGCTTCCATTGATTAAGTTGATGATGCTTACCTCTAAGGTTAAGTTTCCTGAGGGACTTGTAGAGCCTGTTATTGTTACAGGTGTAGAGGCTTTGGGCCGTGGACACGACTACAACAAGTTGGTTCAGTTTGCACAAACGCTACAACAGCTACTAGGTCCTGAGATCTTCGCACAGCATACTAATGTAGATGCGGTGATCGAGCAGATTGGTACCTCTCTAGGTATTGAGACGGATGGTATCATTAAGTCGCAAGAGCAGATCCAGATGGAGCAACAGCAAGCGATGCAACAGCAGATGATGCAACAAGGTATGGGCGCTGCTGCTGAGTCAGGCGGTAAGGCTGCAGGTGAGGAAGTTGGTGGTGGTATGGCACAACAGTTCTCTCAGGCAATGGGCGTAGCTAATCAGAAGAATTAAGGAGTATATATGTTAGTGAAGGGATACGAGGAAGTCATGAAAGAGACTCCTCAACAGAGGTTAGCTAGGGAATATGCTGAACGTAACAAAAATTTAAATAAAACAGAAACGATTAAACCTGTGGAGGGTACAAAGAAATGTCAAACGAAGAAAACAACCAAGGCCAAGAAGAAGTAGTATTAACTGAGTCAGAGCAACAAGCACAACACGATCAAGCAATGATTGATAAGGTTGATGCTAATGAGGCTAAGACTGAAGGAGAGCTACAGACTGACCAAGAGCGTATGCTTGCGGGTAAGTATAAAACCGTTGAAGATCTGGAGAAAGCTTATGAGCACCTACAAAGTAAGATGGGTCAATCTGAAGATGAGCCTGAAGAAGAGTATGAAGACACTTCTAGAGAAGATGCTCAATCGGTAGCTGCTGATGCAGGCATCGACTACGTAGCACTTGAGGGTGAATACCAGCAACTAGGTGAGCTATCTACGGAAACGTATGAGGCCTTAGCTGAAGCTGGTATCCCTGAGGCTATGGTAGATGCATACATCGCAGGCCAAGAGGCTATCACCCAAACAACTGTACAGAATATGTATGATGTGGCGGGCGGTGAATCTGAGTATACTGCCATGATTGAGTGGGCTAGAGATACCCTACCTGAGTCTGACATTGAAGCATTTAATAATAGTTTGATCAATGAGGACACCTCACGATTTGCTATTCAAGGCCTTACTGCAAGATACAATGCAGAGAAAGGTCCTAATTTAGTCAGAGGTTCGCAGTCTGTAGGTCGTACTGGAGGGTACGCATCTAAGGCTGAGATGATGAACGATATGTCTAATCATAAATATCAACAGGATCCTGCTTATCGAGCAGAGGTCCAACGAAGAGTGGCACTAAGCGACTTCTAGTTTATGGGTAATCCCCTAGGTCGTAGAGTTCCCCCTCCCCTCTGTCTCTATTTAAGCCCTAAGGGATTCCCACCATACACAAATGTAGTACCTAGTTAATACAACGAGGACTACACCCTACTAAGTACGACATATATTGTTGCCCTGAAGTAGCTACCGAGGTAGTTATGGAAGGATACCCTCAGTCTAAGTGTGCTGTAAGGCCGATGTAGCAGCCTAAATGCTACAAAACAACAACAATTATAGGAATAATAAAATGGCATATTCAAATGTTTCCCAAGGTATCGGTTCAGGCCGTGCTGCGGGCGGTGAGTCAAACCGTGACTTGGCAATTAAAGTATTTTCTGGTGAAGTTCTAACAGCTTTCGAGACTGCGAACATCTTCTTAGGTAAAGTACAGAACCGTACAATCAAATCAGGTAAATCAGCATCATTCGCAGTAATCGGCAAGTACGCTTCTGCAGTTGATACTCACGTACCAGGTACTGATATCACTCCAAACCTTATCAATGCTGGTGAGCGTGTAATTGAGATCGATGATCTTAAGTATGCTTCAGTATTCGTTGATAACTTTGAAGAAGCTATGCAGCACTATGAGACTCGTTCTCAGTACTCTACAGAGATGGGCAGACGCTTATCTAAGACTGTAGACTTAGCTGTAATCGCTCAGTTAGACGCTTGTGTAGCAGGTACTGCTAACGCTGGTGATAACAACGGTGGTGAAGGCCAGCCAGCTGCACAAACAGCTATCACAGTAGGTACAGCAGCAGGCGCTACATCAGGTGCTAAAGGTGATGCAATCATCGCAGCTTTATTCGATGCTCAAACAGCAATGGATGAAGATGATATCCCAGGTGACCGTAACGTAGTTATGTCTCCTAAGAACTACAACCGTCTAGTACAGTCTGGTGCAGTTCATAAGGATATGACATCTGGTAACGGTGGTATTGATTCGGGTAAAGTTACTCAAATCGCTGGCCATAACATCATGGTTTCAAACAACATCGGTTCTTCTGATATCTACATGTTCACTCAGAACGCTGTAGGTGTTGTTAAGTTACTAGACGTTAAGTCTGAAGTTAATTACATCCCTGAGAAATTAGGTGACTTGATGACTTCATCATACGCTATGGGCTTCGGTGTCCTTAATAACGGTTGCGTTGTTAAGATGACTACTGACGACTAAGTAGTATTTAAGGGTTCCTTCGGGGGCCCTTTTTTTGATTTATTTGGAGAAATTCTATGACTGAGTTAGAAGCAGTTAACATTAGTTTACAAACAATAGGTGAGATGTCTTTGACTACTGCAACGAACATCGTGGATGTTTATGAGGCTAAGTCAGCCCTAGAAATTCTTACTGAGACCCGTAGGTCAGTACTTACGGAAGGCCTTAACTGTAATACAGATACAGATTGGGAGATGACAGCAGACACAGCAGGCTACATATCGGTACCCGCGAATATGCTTAGACTTGAGAGTAAGGATGGTGATCGGGTCCTAATCATGAAGGACAACAAAGTCTACAATAAAGAGGAACATAGCTTCGTCTTTGATTCTTTGGAAACTATTACAGTAGACGTTGTATGGGACTTAGACTTTGATAATATCCCTCACACGATTGCCTACTACATCGCCATACGCGCGGCTCGTATCACATACCAGAGATTAATTGGTGGTACTGATATCATTCGTATATTAATGGATGATGAAGAGAAGGCTAAGCAGAAGATGATTGAGCATGATGTAGATACACGTAACTACAACATCTTCGATAGTGCTGTTAATAGTAGAGCCATCACAAGAAATAGAAATCCTCAGGGAATCCGAGGTTAATTAAAGGAGATACAAATGGGCTTAGTAAACCAAACACTGCCTGGGTTATACAATGGTGTATCCCAGCAACCTGATGAGCTTCGCCTAGATACTCAGGTATCCGAGATGATCAATTGCTACCCTAGCATTGTTGAGGGTGTGCAGAAGCGCCCACCTACGGTATGGCAAGCAGATGACTCTAGCATGCCTGATGATGTGTTCATCCACTCTTACGATAGAGGTGCTGGCGATGAGAGGTACATTCTAGTAATCAAGGATGGCTATTGGCGTTCTTACAATGCTGATACAGGTGCTCCAGTAGGTGGTATGGTTTGGACAGCTTCTACATACTTAGCCGTACCTTCAGGTACTAAAGTTGCTGATAGTTTCGCAATGGTTACCGTAGGTGATACTACCTATGTAGTTAATAAGACTAAGCCCGTCACAATGTCCACTACTGTAGACCAGAACGGTGACTCTGATTGGGAGTCTACATTCTTCTACTGGGTTAAGCGTACTACTGAGATACGCTACGGTGAGAATGCTAATTTTACTAAGGGCTACACTTACTATATTTACAACTCCGCTGGTAACATCTCCTCAGAGCAAATGGGCAGTGATGGTATTGATATCATCTCTGGCTTTAATACAGCACTCGGGGGGACCAAGCGTGGCTCTGTATTAAAACTAACAAATGCTACAGGACGAACAGGTTCCGACTCATGGGGTGGACAAGCCTCTGAGTCATGGGTAGGAAAAGTAAGTAAGCTACAAGATCTACCTAGAGACCTAGGCTTCCCTGGATCAGTTATTGAGATTAGTGGTGATGATAAGTCAGCCTTCGATAACTACTATGTGAAGTTTGAGGATGGTGTCTATAAGGAGACCTTCAGACCTGGGTTAAAGAATTCTTTCAACGACGCAACCATGCCTCATAAGATTGAACGTGAGAGTAACGGCTCTTTTGCAATGTATCAGGTAGCTTGGGATACACGTAAGGTGGGAGATGAGGACAATGCACCCGCTCCTTCATTTGTAGGAGATGCTACTACTCCTAGGACTATTGAAGATATATTCTTCTACAAGAACCGTCTAGGACTACTAAGTGGTGATAATATCATCATGTCAGAGACGGGTGAGTACTACAACTTCTGGCCTACTACGGTAACAGATGTACTTGATAGTGACCCTATCGATGTAGCGGTAGATAGTAACAAAGCAGTACACCTAACCCATGCTATTCCTTTCAATAAGGAGTTACTGGTATTTGGTGATAAGGCGCAGTTCATTCTCTCGGCCTCTAAGGCTTTAAGCCCTAAGGATATAAACATCCAACAGAGTACCGCATACACGGTTAACAGTACTGTAACACCTATCACATTAGGACCTAACGTGTTCTTCGTGACGGATAGACAGACTAGCTCAATCGTACGAGAGTACTATGTAGTGCCTGATACAGCTAATAATAGTGCTGCTAATATCACATCTCACTGCCCTTCTTATGTGCCTAACGGTTTGATTAAGATGACAGGCTCTGAGAAGCATGACATGATCTTTGCTATCACGGGCGATACTAATAAGATATTTGTATATAGCTACTACTGGCAAGGTGAAGAGAAGGCTCAGTCTGCTTGGCATACCTGGGAACTAGAGGCTGGTTCAGTTGTGTTTAATATTGAGGTAATGAACCATGTATTACTAGTGATGATTAAACATGCTAATGGGACTAAGAGTCTTGAGACGATTAACCTAGAGTTAGCATCAGATATTGATACGATTACGTATGAGGATCACGGTACCGCGGCAATAAAGTCGCGTATTGAGATGTCTAAATGGGGTATCCCATCAGGCAAATCAAGTGTTGATTCTAATAGATCTTCGCTAATCCTCAGAGACCTACGCTTAAGTATGGGTGAGAATTCATACTATGGAGTAGAGGTTTCACGTGGAGCAGTTAAGAGTACTTGGCTGAACTATGAGACTACAGGTATGACACATATAGGTGATCATAAGTATCCTGTAGTTGGTAATGCAAATAATCTGAAGATAGCCTTAGTTAGCGATAGCAATAAAGGATTTAAATTAAACAGCCTCTCTTGGCGTGGACAACTCCACCTGAAAGGCTCACAAGGAGTATAAATATGGTATCTGATAAGGTATTTAATACCAATGGTACTCAGAAGATATTTGGATCAGACTTTCCAGTAATCTCTGAGGACCACCTTAGAGTGTTCTTAGGTACAGTTATTGTATCGAGAGATGATTACGATTTGATCAACAACGCTGCGGTGTTCTTTGAGGCACCTACAACAGGTCAAAATTTAGTAGTACAAGTAGGTACGACACCAGGTGAGGTACTAAGTGCCCCTACCGATATTGGTATCGTCTCTTCGAGTATTACTAATGTAAACCAAGTAGCAAACAACATCGCTAACGTACTATCAGTAGATGCTAACAGTGCTGATGTAACTATCGTATCTACTAATATTGCTGATGTAAACACAGTGGCTACAGACATTGCTAATGTGAATACAGTATCTACTAATATAGCCTCTGTTAATGATGTGTCCACTAATATGGCGACAGTAGTTACAGCCCCTATAGCAGCTACAGCAGCAGCCTCTAGTGCAACGGCAGCAGCAAGTTCAGCAACCGCAGCAGCAGCTAGTGCAACATCAGCTCAATCTTCAGAAGATGATGCGACTACTGCTCAAACAGCAGCAGAGTTAGCAGAGACACACGCAGAGACAGCCGAGACTAATGCAGAAACTGCCAAAACAGCAGCTCAATCAGCTAAAACTTCAGCAGAGACAGCAGAGACTAACGCATTAGCTTCCAAGAATGCGGCTTCCGCTTCTCAATCAAGTGCTACTGCTTCAGCTACTTCAGCTACAGCTAGTGCTGCTAGTGCTGGTAGTTCAGCTACGGATGCTCAAAGTTCAGAAGATGATGCCGATACTTCAGCTATAGCTTCAGCTGCTAGTGCTAGTGCTTCTTCTTCCAGTGCTTCTTCTGCTAGTACGTCAGCTTCAACAGCTACAACTCAAGCTGGAATAG